AAAGATTGCCGAATTCAAAGACTGGATTCACAGCGTGCACAATTCAGAGATACTGGGTAGCGCAAATACCCTCCTCCTTGACTACGAGGAATGGAACAACAACCCAGAACATCTTCAGATTGCTCTCGCGCGTTTTGGAATATTCATACCAAAAGAAGATGTAAAACTTATTCTTGATGAGCAATTGACTCACTTAGATAATTGGTAAGCAGTGGGTCTAATGGAGGTGCGGTTTCTGGGTGCTAGTAAGCGCCTAGAGCGAACTATCCAAGTTCTTGATGAGCGTGGACTTTGCAAGAACATGTATGTGAATCCATATTCTAAGACCGTAAGTATGACTGGTGCTTTGTTGTGTGCTTTCGGGGTTTCTGACGAGAACATTCTCGCTTGGAGTGGTGAAGTTACCGAACTGCCTTTGATAGATAGGGATAAGGCGATGTTTCAGGAACTGCTCAATCTTCTGGAAGGTCTGGTTGACGATGATTTGGAATCATGGAGTGACAAGGCGTCCCTTGATGAAGTTAAGCACGCTTTGAAGCGCCTGATAAATCTTATTGAAATAAGCGTAACTTAGTTACTTCTTAGTTTTATTGTATGCTTCAAGAAGCGAGCGACCTTTAGCAGCGAGTTTTGCTGCGTCTTCAACTGTTTCTGGCACTGGCTCGCCCCACGCAGCAGCAGATAACGCTAATCGTGTTGGTTTTCCATTAGGTAATTTCATCGGACCGCTCGGGTTGGTGAAAAAACGAGTTAGAAATGAACCTTTGCGACGCATTTTCATGGGCGTATCGGCAGGTCCAGTAACACCTGGTCTTAGATTTGAGCCCTGTGTTCTGTTGTAGAACGCTCGCCCCCTAGCGGTTAACCCACCTTTCGGGTCTTTTAGGGGTTCTGTTGCTTCTTTTATACGGATTCCAGTAATTTTAGCAATGTCCATTACTTTTTGAACTCTTCCCAAGTTTTGTCGCCAACACCAAAATACTCTCTGGCGAGCCCTGACTGAATAATATCAGTGTTTAGGCATGCGGTCGTCGGGTCGTCAATTTTGTCTGATGAAAATATGCGGGCTAAGACTCGCCCGTATTTATCATTTTTGTCTGGGATGGTATTCACAAAAACCCATTTATGGTTAGTGAGCCAGTCCTGAGTAAAACTTTTGGCTTTCAGACCCAACTCTTTTTCTTTGAGGTCTTTGGTTCGTGATTCGGGAGTATTGACACCGTATAGGCGGACACGAATCTTGTGGTGCACATCAAACCCGAGGTCTACCATCAGTTCAACGGTGTCGCCATCAATCACCTTGAGAAGGGTTGCTCCATACCAAAATCGTTCAGCCATATATACATTATCCCATACGTAGTGTTCAGATAAAGCAAAAACCCCCCGCCGTTTCCGACAGGGGGTTTTTGTTGCCTAAGGTAGGCGGATGTTGCTTATCAGGCAGGAGCGCTGTTGAAGGTGACTTCAACGAATGCTTCAGGGCGCTTGACTGCGAGAGCCAGACGCTGTTCTGCGAGCACAACGATTGCGTTGCGGACGAAGAAGTCTGCGTGCTGTTCGCTGATGCGGATGCTTGCCTGCTCACGGTCGTACAACTGTGCTCCCGTACCGAATGCGCCGATGAGACCCTTGCCTTCGGTCATTGCTGGGGTGTCCACGACTGGGATGCGCCACAAGCGTGGCTCTCCGCCGAGGGCAACCGAAACGGCTACGAGGTACTGACCATTGTCGTCCTTTGACAATTCAATGTCTTCCCAATCATTCGGGTGAAGAACAACGCCAGTTGGCTCGTAGTAAGCGAGGAACGACAAGGTTGCGGCACGACGAATCGCGTCAGCCTTGGTGTCCCCTGCTGCTCCAGATGACCACGAGTAGTCCTGAACGCCAGTGGTGTTAAGGATTCCGAGAAGGTTTTCGCCAACTCCGTCACCGTTAAGGATTTGTGCATCTTCCTGAAGGCGCAAGCCGTAAAGAAGTTCGTTGTCAATGATGCTGCGCAATTGCGGCTCATCGGCGAGAACGTTACGGTGTGCTGCTTCCCAGTGAGCCAAAGTGCGAACAGGAGCCTGCTCACCAACGAATTGGAAAGACGACTGCGGCTTGGCAGCAAAGGCGTTACCACTACGCTCGGCAACTGCGCCTGCGTTGTTGGTGAAACCAGTCATACGGAAGTATTCAATGACCGAAGCAGTCGTGGTACGGCTTGGGAACAAGTCGCGAACACGCTTGGTACGCATTGGAGGAATGACGATGGCATCGCGCTGGATTGAACCAAACGAACCAGGGGTTCCCGTTGGCAATGCGCTGTACATGTCCTTGGTGCTCCAAAGACCCGTGACATCTGCACGGTTAACTTGGAAAGGAGCAGGCATGTTTGCGCCATTCTTGCCGCCGCCGAGAGCCTTGAATTCTGTTGAATCCAAGAACGCCTGTCCGAGGCTTTTTGCCGAAGCAGGTGCTTGACTCCACTGACCTTGAGCGGCAGCAGCCTCTGCTACTGAACCACCCTGTGGCTGTGAGCCCCATGCTTCAACTTCGCGCATACCTTCAAGACCCTCAATGAGGCTCTTGATTTCGCGGATATCTCGCATGTTGCTGTCAAATGCTGACTTCTGTTCGGATGAAACGATTACGGTGCCTTCTTCAATTTTGAATGAGTCGGCGATTTCTTTGTTGTTTGCCATCTTGGCGCGAAGCGCACCTTGAAGTTCAGACAATCGGTTTGCGTCAAAAGACATTTTTACTCCTATGAGTGTGTTGAGGGGTTTGTTTTTGCTTATATAACTTGCGGTTTAGGTAAGCACCCAACCAACGTGTCTTTATGTAAGATACACCTAGATATACAACGTGCGCTGTAACTTTCAGGGATTTTGTGAGAATATTATTAAATCTCTTGAGTATCTTCTAAGACATAATGTCGGGTGACATTTCTTGGTACCCCACGCCGCTCTGATGAGCCACGTAAAGAAACCTCTAGTTCCTTATAATTTACACCATTCATTGTAAACGACTTTAATTTCTTACCTTTGTCCTTCCAAGGATGTCCTTGTGGGAGTAGGTCATTATCTGTTGTATATGACGCTTTTGCGCTACCAGTCATCAACAATTTAAGGAAAGCATTGACGCGACCCATCGCCCATTGGTTTCTATTCATGCCGGGTCGGTGACTGACACTAAAAGCACCAGCACCACGACGGTAAACAGATTTAAGCGAACGAAGATTAGTTTTTGACCAATCTTCCTTTTTATTGTCTTTTACAGCAGAGTTATGTTCACGAACTTTGGTCACTAAAGCATTCTCAACGCCAATAGTTAGCGAGATTTCACTCCCCGAACTTACAGAACTAGCCGAACCAACACTATTCTGACTTGAGCCGATAATCCTGTCCTTCTTAGGCGCAGGAGTTTTTGCCCCAGATTTCTCGTCAGTGATGACTTCCTCAACCTCGTCCTTTTTCTTAGGACGCCCATCGTTTCTGAGTCCACGTACTTTGTTGTAATCAGGAGATGTGGTGCACGGTAAGTAAACGATTTTGCCGTCACTTGCACGGTAACTACGGATACCAATGCAACCTAACTGGCGTGCGCGTACACGGGCTGAATCTGGGTTCGTGTAAACGTCAGGGTCTGTTGAACGAGAAACATAATTAACAAAACCCTTGGCGTCCATCTGTTCCACTTCAAGCGTCTTGCCTGACACGAGACCGCCACCAGAAAGAGTGTCTATAGAGAGCACGCCACGCTCAGTCAGTTTTTCAAAATCATTCTTTTTCGGTATAGGTTGCCCATTATTGCAAATGCTATAAACAGCAACACCGTTGCGCATTATCGTCCGAACCCCACCACACCTGCGTTTTTTAGCCTCAAGCAACGCTTCAGCATGAGACGTAAATGTTTCCGTGCTTTTAGAGTCAGTAATAGCAATCTTGGCTTGAAACGATGGAGTCAAAGTCTTTTCGTTACGCACTTTTTGTTGACCACGGATAGCGTCAGTCATCACCTCATGGCTGACACAGGGCATCCAGCGACCTTCGGCATCCTGATGAGCGCCGTAGCATCCAAGCATTCTTGCCACGCGCATTGCCTGCTTACGTGTTGCTGACTCCATTATCAAGCCTCAGGGTAGAGGATTTTGACTTTACGTGGAAT